GGCGCCGAGAGGCGCCGCCAGACGCAGTGCAACATACACCTCCTCCCTTAAACAGGAGGATTTACCAGAGGAGCTGTACCGCCCTTGACAGGACCAACGACCAGGAAGAGAGGTACCATATCCCATCTCGGGACGTGGACCGGCTCTTCCAAACAGAGATTCTTGCCCAACGGTGCGTTTTTCGCACCTACGGTGGGCTCTGGGTCGCTAGAATCAGTCAAGGGGACACAAATTACTGTGTCGAGTGGCCACCCGTTTAAGTCACGCCAACGTGGCGATCTGGGTGATTTGGGTGGAGACTTCTTCACGCAGAGAACTTACGTCGAACAGACGCTCCCTCGTAAGAGGGTAAAGTTCCTGCGATCGAGGATTGAGGGTGACAGGGAAATTGTCGACAGTTATGTCGGCCCCGTCTATCCTATTTCTCCATCTGACGTTCGCTTGGGACCTAGTATCTTTCCCCCGGCTCAGAATTCCAGCAATCAACAGCTGGAGAGCTTAGGGGCGAGTGCTGTTTCCAAGTGCAAGCCAACTAATTCAGTGGCTGATGCGTCCACTTTCTTGGGTGAGCTGATCAAAGACGGAATTCCGTCAGCGATTGGCCATACCCTGTGGGAAGAGAAAACCTCGGTGGCTAAGAAAGCCTCTAAGGAATATCTCAACTCGGAATTTGGATGGCTGCCTATCGTCAGCGATGTGAAGAAATTCGCATTCGCTGTGAGTCACGCTGATGCTGTTCTACAGCAATATGAGCGTGATGCAGGCCGCCAGGTCCGGCGTCAGTACCACTTTCCGGTACTCAGAGGAAGCTCTAGCACGCAGATGCCGATCCCAACGGATTACCCTTACGGGCCCACCAAGATCGGTATTAGTATGCCAACTTCCTCTAGGGGCGATGTGTTTCGGACCCGTGAATGGGTCCAACGTAGGTGGTTTTCCGGCGCGTTTACGTACTATCTCCCGACCGGCTATGGTAGCCGCGACGGGATGGCGCGTCACGCGTTGGAGGCCAAGAAACTATTAGGCCTATCACTTACGCCAGATACTCTCTGGAACCTCGCTCCCTGGAGCTGGGCTATCGACTGGTTCACTAACGTCGGGGACGTCCTGTCCACGACATCGGACTATATAGTCGATGGTCTGATTATGCGGTACGGGTACATCATGGAACATACCGTGGTGAAAGATACCTACACCCACGTGAGCCCCGGGAGTTCTTCTCCTGGTGGCTTTCGTGTCGCACCGCTAACCTTCGTTACAGAAACGAAGATACGCCGGCGAGCAAATCCCTTTGGTTTTGGCCTAACATTTGACGGCCTAACCATCCGTCAAAAGGCCATAGCTCTGGCATTGGGTATTACCCGATGGTAGAGTCAGTATTAGCACTGACGTAAACCACCAAATGCCGTTGCGGAACCGTAACGGAGATAAGGAGATCGCCTATGGCGTTTTCAGACCCCCAGTCCGTCACCATTTCGGGTACCGCCGTGTCGTTGCCCCGCGTTAACGTGGGCAACAACGGCTCGGAGTACCTGTCGAGTGACGGGCTTGTGAAGCTCTCCGCGTCCAACTCCTACGGGAAGAGGACGCGACGAGTGCTTCGGCTCGATCACGCGAAGATCACCGCTGACCCGTACATTCCGGCCCAGAACGCCAAGGTTTCGATGAGTAACTACATCGTCTTTGACGTGCCTGTGGTCGGGTACACGAATGCCGAGGCCCTGGCAGTTTACGCAGGGTTCAAGGCAGCGTTCACGGCGACTTCCGACGCGCTCATCACCAAGCTCCTTGGGGGTGAGAGCTGAACCGCAATCAGTACTGGCTCCACGTGTTGGCCGTTATAGTAATGGTCTTTATGTGGGCGCTGGTACTGGCGGTTCTGATCGAGGACGCGAGGGCGGGTGGCAGCTTGTATATCTGCCATCCCGTTCAAGGATGGAATGGTTTCAACTGTTCCGTTCTTGACCCCATATCTAAGGTCGTCAATTAAGGCGACCGGGGTTTCGCGTTGTCTGGGAGCACGTAGGCTAGGACATAGACACCTCTATCAGGAGGGCTATTGAAAAGCCTATTGCATCTCTGGAAGGTGCTGGCCGACGAGTCGGCCAGTTGGTGTTGCACTAGCGCCACACAGGACTTTAAAACAGTCCAGTGTCGGTTCGAACATGAGGGGTCGTCGTTTCTCACGATAACCCTTCCTGCTTTTGGCAAGGACTTCGAAAGGAGTCTCGAGCTTGGGCAGGTTGACCGCAGTCTTTTCGCTGGTTTCCAGTGGAAAGGGTGTCTCCCCCGTTTTCTCGGAGGTTTCACCGGTCAGGTGTTCGACCGTGCTAGTGGGCGGTTGCTTGATGAACCGAGCGTCGACGCGATTCTTGCAGTCCGGCAGCTAACGCTGCTGGTCAGCAAGCTCTTCCTTACGAGTAGTGATACTCGTGTGGAGGAGGCGATGCGACAGTTTGTTAAGTGTGAGCAGGATGTTAGAGAAGCGGACGAAAGGAGGACGACCATTGATTTGGATCGCTTTCTCCGTATGTCCTCTTTGCTTCTTGGTGACCTCCTTACGGTGGTGGATCGAAAGGTCTACTACGGTGAGGTTGTGCCGAAGCACGGGCCCGGCGCGACTGCGGATAGGCTTGTCGGAAACGGCAAGTACACGCAGCGTGTGTGGCCTGCTCGCCTGGAGAAGGTCTTTAGTTCTTCAGACTTTCTCATTCCGAATTATCGTTACTACGACGATTTGGAGCAGGTGAACATCCTCGAACCTGAGGCGGAGATTCCCGTTAAGGTGATCGCCGTCCCTAAAACGCAAAAGACCCCCAGGATTATTGCTATCGAGCCGACTGCCATGCAATACGCACAGCAGGCGGTTTGGGAAGCTATCCTGGATGCTTTCGAGGAGGGTGACCCCCTCTCTCGGAAGTCAGCGACGCCTAGAATACGGCGTCTCTGGAAGATGATCTCCTTCACAGACCAGGAGCCCAATAGGGCACTGGCACTGGAAGGCTCCCTAACTGGGGAACTTGCGACGCTCGATTTGAGCGAAGCTAGTGATCGGGTCTCGAACGTGCTGGTTAGGACTATGCTTAGTCCGTGGCCTCAATTGCAACAGGCCGTGGACGCTTGCAGGTCCCGATCGGCGCGTGTGCCTGGTCACGGTGTCATACCGTTGGCCAAGTTCGCGTCTATGGGTTCAGCTCTCTGCTTCCCGATGGAGGCCTTCGTCTTTTTGACGTTGATCTTCTTAGGAATTGAGCAGGAGCTCAACCGCCCTCTGGAGAGGGAGGACATAGTTCTCCTCTCTCGTCGGGTGCGTGTCTTCGGGGATGATATCATTGTCCCCGTCGAATATGTGCATTCGGTGATCCGTACGCTAGAGCACTTCGGTGCAAAAGTGAACGTGCGCAAGTCTTTTTGGAACGGTAAGTTCCGGGAGTCTTGTGGACAGGATTGCTACGCTGGCCAAGACATTAACATCGTCAAGGTTAGGCAGCATTTCCCATCATCACCGAGGGACGCAACGGGAGTCATCTCGTTGGTCGAGTTGAGAAACCAGTTTTACAAAGCTGGCTATTGGCAGACCGCAAGGTGGCTGGACTCGAGGATACGGAAGGTGATTAAACACTTTCCGACGGTCCTTGAGGACTCACCCGTGTTGGGCCGTGTCTCCTTTCTGGGCTATGAGAGCCAGCGGGAGTGCGATAAGCTGCACATCCCACTAGTCAAGGGGTATGTAGTGAAAGCGCGTCTACCACAGAACTCCGTGGATGGCGCGCCGGCCTTGCTCAAGTATTTCCTCAAGCGCGGCGTAGAACCGTCGTTCAACAAGGAGCACTTGGAGCGTTCTGGACGCCCCGAGGTCCGCATCAAACTCGGGTGGAGCTCGGCAATCTAATAAGATCCGAGGGGGGGCCGACTGCCCCCTGCGGGAGAGACAGAGACACTCTGGTTTCTCGGCGGC